CATCAACACTGCCAAGGCGTTTGCTCTGCTGCAGGGTGGTATAGCGCTGCTTGCTGGCGGTGGCATTGTGGTTGGCATTAAAGCCGCTCTTGGCGGATTACTGGCCTGGGTTGGCTCTACATTTGTTCCTGCTATGGCTGCTTTTTTCTCGGGGCCAGCGGGATGGATTGCGCTTGCTTCTGTTGCTGTTATAGGATTGGTTGCTGTTTTTAGAGAACCTATAATCGGTTTTTTGAGTTGGTTAGGGCAAGAGGTTGCTAACGGAGTCAAAGGTTTACTGTTTGCTATTAAATCTGTTTTTGTTGATCCATTTGTAAACATTTGGAATAATACGCTAAAAGAGCCGATTACTGCGTTATGGAAATGGTTATCGGATGTTGCAACTACAGCATTTACGGCTTTATACGCTATTGCTTGGCAGATTTTTGTGCAGCCTTTCATCAATCTATGGGAAGATATTAAGGATCCTATCTTTAGTTTTATGGAATACATGAAAACGGCTTTTGATGTGGCGTTAAAAGCTGTAATGAAGATCTTGCATACTGTTTACGTACAGCCGTGGATTGATTTATGGAATACTGTGCTAAGGGAACCGGTTACGGCGGCTTGGGATTGGTTAAAGAAAACTTGGAGTCAAATCTCAATCTTTTTCACGAAAAACGTAACAATGCCAATATCTGACGCCTGGACTAAACTAACAACCGGATTAAAAATCGCAATGGTTAGTGTCGCAAACTTTCTCCCTAATTTATGGAACAATGTTGTTAATTCAATAAAAAGCACTTTTAACGGTTTTATTAGCAGTATTTTTGGCTCGCTTCAATCTGTAACCAATCAAATCAATAGGGCAATAGCAACGTTTAATCGTTTGCCTGGCCCAGATATTACGCCTCTGCCAAATGTCAACATTCCCCGCTTTGCGACCGGCGCCTACGTCACCGGCCCGACGATCGCCCAGGTTGGCGAGGGTGGCCAGCCGGAGTACGTGATCCCCTCCAGCAGAATGGCCTCTGCCTCTGCCGCCTACCTGGGCGGGGCTCGTGGTGTTGCCGTCCTGAATGGCTCAGCCCCCGGCGGCGGCCGGCCTGTGGTGAACATTCAGACCGGCCCGGTGATGCAGCAGGCCGACGGCTCACGGTGGGTCAGCCTCGATGATGCCGCCGCCATGGTGCGCCAGGCGGTGGACCAGCTCCGCGGCGAGCTCGCCCAGCCCTCGACCCGTGCGGCGCTGGGGGTGGGATGAGCTACGCCCGTCGGCTGACCCTGCGCCTGTACGAGGGGGCCACCACTCACAAGCGTTGGCAAAACTTCTACCCAGGCATCACCCTGTCTGGCGGGTGGGCTTACCTGCCGTTTGATGCGGAGGGGTTCAACGTGGCCAGCGGCGCCGATCAGGCCACCATGCGACTGAGACTGCCAGGCGTCACCGATGTCGCTGCGGTGATCGAGGACGCTCTGGCCCCGCCCCAGTGGCTCGCAGAGGTGCGGCTGCTGGAGCTGGATCAGGCCCCGACCGCAACCGCTCCGCCAGGCAGTGAGATCGAGGTGAGCCGGTTTGTGGGGCAGATCATCGGAGCCGAGGGGCATGAGACCATCACCATCTCCCTGGGGGCGGCGATCACGCCTGTTGGCGCCCAGGTGCCGCCGCGTGTGTTCTCCCCGCGCCTGACGGGCTACCCTCCCCGGCTATGACGGTTCCCCAGCCTGCTGTAGCAGCGCTCACCAGCGGGGCGCGGGAGCAGTTCCTCCGGTCGCTGCTCACTAATCAATCGGCCAGCCTGACAAGCGATCAGGCCATGGCCCAGCTGGCGGCGCCTATCCCGCTGGTGTGGGGCCGGCGCGATCTCACTGAGGAGGGCGAGGTGGGCGGCGTCTGGGTGGCCCCGATCGCCACTGAGCTGAGGTTCGAGAACGACGACGTCAACAACCTCACCGCCTATTTCCACCTGGTTCTATCCCAGGGGCAGGTGAGCACGATTCAAGCCGGCGAGTTCTGGCAGGGTGCGCAGCAGCGCGGCGCCATGCAGCAGGCCTACGGCAGCAGGGCCGGTAGCTGGTCGCCAGGCAATGCGTTGCAGCAGCGCTACCGGGTCGAGACTATGACCTACCAGACTGCGGTCAGCGGTCAGCCGTGGACAGGATGGAATGCCGCCGCGAACAGAGAGTTTACGATTGAAGAGTTCAACCAGCAGATTCGCGCTTCGATTGCTCTAACGAGTCGTGGTAACTTTGTAACTGAATACAATGTGTTGCCAGTTAAGAGTCAATCTATACAGCCATTCAGTGGATTAAATAGAAATCGCATGACTACGATGTACTTTCATACTAAATCAGGCAGATACATGCCTGGCTACAATTACACAGCCAATCCATCTACAGCAGAGAACAGGGTTTCCGTCACCCTGCAAGAAGCTGGTATAGATTGGTTTCTGACTATTTTTGGCGGCGAGGCATTTTATCAGCCAGCATCTAACTATGTACTGCAGATCACCGAAACCAATTCCATACCCTTACCCCTGCCGCAGATTGCCAACTACTGCGGAACTGGCGGCGGCAGCTACTACGGACTGAGCACAGCATCGTTCAGCTGCTCCTATCCCAGTGGCTCCACTGACTGGCGGCAGCAGGCGTGGGTGTTTCTGCGCGGCGGAGCTGAAGCCCCCCGGCTGATCGACAGCGGCACTGGCCCCAGCCCATGGCTACCAGACCTGGCCCGCTATCTGATGCTGGCGACCGATCGGGTCACCACCGATCAGATCGACACCGACTCCCTCACTCTGGCGGCCCGGTTCAACCGTGCCATGGGCCTGAGGTTCAACGGTGAGATCAAGGCCTCTATCAACCTGAGGGATTTCCTGAACCGCGTCGCGCCGCTGTTCCTGCTGGAGGTGCAGGACAGAGGCGGCCGGCTGGGGCTGGTGCCCGCCCATCCGGTTAATCCCACCACCTACCGACTCGATACCGACCCGATCACGCCACTGCTGACGCTGAACGAGAGCCACATCGTGCCAGGGTCGTTTACTCCTCGGTGGATCGGCGCTTCGGAACGCCAGGCAACAACCCTGATCGTTACCTATCGGGCGCAGCCGGCCAACCAGCCGGCTTACGACCGCGTGATCGAGGTGAGGGCTGAAGGTAGCGGCGAGGCTGGGCCATTCGAGCCTCTGGACCTTCGGGAGTTCTGCTGCTCCTACCGGCATGCCCTGACGGTGGGCCTGTGGCGCCAGGCCCGGCGGAACTACATCACCCATCGGCTGCCAGGGCTGCGGATCCTGCCGGAGTACAACTCCAGCCTCCTGAACATGATTGTCGGCAGCGTCATCCAGGTCAACTATCCCAGGGTGCCCAGCTATGGCGAGCCGTCGGTTCACAGCTATCTGTATCAGATCGAGAACGTCAGCACTGACGCCAGTGGCGCCACGGTCCTGAATCTGGTTCATTTCCCAGTTGATCACGACAACCGCTCCCTGGTGGCCCTGGATGTGCTGGGCAGGTTGCCAACGGTTCAGCCGCAATCCCTGCTGATCATCACCGAGCTTTTTGCGCCGATAGTTGGTACTGGCGCATTGATTCAGCCTGAATCGCTGTCAATCCTCACGGAGATCGGTCAACCGACTGATGCTGTAGTTGTCACGCCTCAAGCACTAGAGATTGTAACTACATTGTTCAATCCATCCGATACGCCACCATATCCGTATGATTTATTCCTGCAGTTTAACGGAGCGAATGGTAGTACAGCATTCTATGATACTGGCGTAAACTTCCAAACTGTCACCACTGTTAGCCAGTCTGGGCAGTCGCCATCTATTAGCACAGCGGTCACCTACAACGGTGAGCCTACAGGTCTGTTCGTCGGGAATGGCTACCTATCCATTCCGTCTAGCGGCATTGACTTAGCGGGCGGTGATTTCGAAGTGTCGGCGCTAGTCTATCCCAACGCTGTTGCAAGCAATCAAGTTATCGTCGGGGTATGGCAAGGCGGCATTGGGCTGCAGTATTCTTGGCGGCTAATGCTAGTCAATGGCCTTGTGCAGTTCACGTACAGCATTGGCGCATGGGTTGATTACGTTCAAACTGGTTCAATTATCACTGCTCAAAATTGGCACAAGATTCAAGCCATACGAATTGGCAACCAACTTACAATCAGAGTCAATGATTCTCAGGCCGCCAGCGCAGCAATCAGCGGCAGCATCAACCCCCCTGACACTCCTATCAATGTCGGTCGAAACGGGGAGGGCAACACCTGGCACTACAATGGCCATCTCAAAAATGTCTTGATCAACATCCCGTGACTGTCTTCCCCTCGCTGACGCCAGCCGAGCGACTCCTGATCCCTGGCGACGTGCCGCGGGAAGCGTTCACCGCTGCCAATGGCCGGGTAGCCACCCTGCGGCGCAGCAACGGC